ACACAAGGTCAGTGGGGCGGCATACATGCGGTGTACAACATTTACAATGCCACTCGCATCTGTGAATTAAGACAGTTTGCTGAGGATACAGGCACCACAGTGCTGTGGCAAAACTTGTTTCAGCCCGAATACCTTGATCCGTTCTTGCACGGTGCTGGTGTTGCTCGGGAAGCCATTACAGAGATTGAACGTTTCTATGCGATGGGTATTGCTACCCCTGCTGAACGCCAGTTCTTTGACAATGCATTAGCTACCTATCAAGCCAGATTGAGTGAGAACAAAATCAGCAAGATTGACACAGCGTTCTTCAAACACATTCATGACAACGAGACCAAGTATCATCCAGACAAAGCTGGTGAATTTCAACGCCTATGGCCAGAACTGGCATTCCTATGCAAATAACTGCTGTTGATGAGTATTATGACTTGTTCTTGATTGAAAATGTTTTTCCTGAAAACATTGTGCAAAAAGTCATGACTACCGACTGGTTGTCTCTGCCCTGGCAAAAACAAGAAGGGCAAGAACTATGGCCACGAAGAAAAATTAACAATGACTCTTTGCCTTGGATGCCAGAATGGCACCAATATCTTGAACAGCACATTGATCAAATTGAACATGGCCTTGGGCGCAAACTGCAAGGATATCAAGGCACAGCGTGGTGGGTAGACGAACCAGGATTCACTTGTGCCATGCACACTGATGGCGAAATGCCGGGATCCATGCAACTGACTTGGATTGGTGCTGACGCACAGTTGGGCACTTCGTTTTACCACTACAAAAATCCTGACTCATTGCGATATCAATTTACCATGCAACCCAACAGTGGTTATATAATGATCAACACACCAGATAGTCAAGGTGTGAGACATTTACAATGGCATGCCATGCTAACGCCAGTTCCTGCTGACTCTTTTAGACTGTGCAGTTACAGTTGGCTTTCAGAAAAATTATGATTACACAAAGTCCTACATTTTGTTCAGCACCTTGGACCAGTTTGAATATTGATCAAACTGGTCGTGTGTTCCCCTGCATGCACTCAGGTTATGAACTGGGCAACATCAAAGAAATACCCATACAACAGGTGTTGTTGAATGCACCTGCTAGAGAACTTAAAAATGCCATGGCACAAGGCGAGTGGCATGCAGCATGCACTTGGTGCAAGCAACTTGAAGAAACCACAGGCTCCAGTGGTAGAACAGTGCGACATGCAGATCCAGACACATTGTCAGCTATTGATCAAGACATTGAATTTTTTAAATTAGAACATCTTGTGGTTAACTGGAGTAATCTGTGCAATCTTACCTGTGTGTATTGCAATCCTGAAACTTCCACGGCTTGGCAAAGTGTCAAACGCATACCAATCAATCATGTTAAAAATGAACATGAAGACCTTATCGAATTGGCACAAGCACAAGGACAAAACATTCAAGGTCTTGTGTTGGGCGGCGGTGAACCATTGTTGCAAAAAGGGCTTGACAGGTTTCTAAAATTTATAAATCCAAACAAAGTACGAGTAATGGTTACTACCAATCTCAGCATGGATATCACTACCAACACAATCTATCAAACACTTAAAACTTGGCCTAGCGTGGACTGGATGATCAGCTTTGACAATGCCAATGCTGAAAAATTTGAATATGTGCGGGATCGAGCCAATTGGCAACAGTTTGAAAAAAACATTGCTGTGATGAAACAAGATCAACAAAAAGTCATAGCGCATCCGGCCTATTCAATTTATTGTGCATTAGACCTTGTGGAATACTATGAATATTGTGAACGTCACAATCTTGATTTGTTTTGGTGTGAACTGTCTCATCCTTGGGAGTTAGACATTCGACGATACCCTGAGGCGTTAAGACAACTGGCCATACAAGAAATAGATAAAGTTGTACAACGCTGGCAAGATCACAAGGGTCGTGCAGTAGACACACTCAAACGATATCGCATGACTTTGCAAGACAACAGTTATTTGATATCTCCTGATTACAACTTTGACATTTTGGAATTTCATAAAAACATTGAGCAACAGCTTAAAAAATCAACAAGTTTTGCTGCTCTTTGGCCTACCATTGCTAATTCATTATGATAACACATCAAAAACCATATCATCCTGGCATTCACATAGCAGACCAATGTTTGGATTGGATGCCAACTGACACCAAAGAACATTTTGACAACTTGATGCAAAATTCTGCACATCGAGAATATTTTCAAAACATGGGTTGGGACAAGCCAGGTGCTATCACTTACAATCTAAACAGCGAAGGATTCAGATGCGATGAGTTTGATGACTTGCCGTGTGTTGTGGCACTGGGTTGCAGTTATACCATGGGCATTGGGTTGCCAGTAGAATGCTTGTGGCCCAGCCTAGTAGGACAAGCATTGAATTTAAAAGTGTTTAATTTGGCTTGGGGCGGCTATTCAGCTGACAGTTGTTTTAGATTGGCTAGATATTGGCTACCAAAACTCAATGCCAAAGTGGTTTGCATGCTTGCACCACCGCAAGCTAGAATTGAATTAGTTCTTGCAGAAAAATGCCAAGACAGTGATATATTTAAAGCAGATACTTTTATGCCACAGAGCCAGAGCAAGTATTTCAACCCTGCAGATGTGTATCTCAACACATGGTTCATGCAAGAAGAAAATCACTTGATCAACAAAGAAAAAAACATTTTTGCTGTGCAGCAAATGTCTACCAATGCAGGTGCTAAATTTTGTTCTGTAGACACTGACACTACAATGACAAGATCGAGAGAAGACATAGGATATGCAAGAGATCACATGCACGGTGGTCCAAAGATACATCGTGAAATAGCCAGTACCATGTTGTTACAATATGAGCAAAATCAAACTAATATATCACCCCAATGAGTTTGTGAACTTTACTCACGGGTGTGTTCGCCCGCAGGTTGATCCATACTTTGACCTGGTGCCTTACTCTGATGATGTATTCTATTCACCTGCAGATTGTGTGGTGCTGACCAATCATGTTAGTGTGCTGGAAAAAACTCCACAATGGTGGCAGCCGTTTGTCAACAGCGGATTTAAAATGATTGTGGACCATCTTTGGGACAGTGATGTAGACACGCCCAGTATAGCCAAAGATGGAAGATTAACACTGAGAAATGGCAATTGGCTGTGGTACAGAGAAAGTTTGTACTACACTGCTGTGGCATACAACGAGTACCGCCCTAACAGACGCTATCGACACAGTTTTTTCATGCCAATGAACAAAGAACGAGAACACAAAGACCTCACTTTGAAAACACTGTCTCCTGTGCTTGATCAAGCTCTGTGGAGTTATGTAGCACGTGGACACCTGTTGCCAGGCGATTGCGATCACAACAATCCCAACAATCCAGTTTACTGGTTGTACTACATGAATCCAGACTGGTACGACTCCACTTGCTTTAGTGTGGTGGTAGAAAGCTACATGCGCACCAACGCCTGGACCAACAGCCCATGCTTGCCTTGCTACAAAACAGAAGTGAGCGAAAAAATATTCAAACCCATGGCCTACTATCATCCTTTTATTGTGTTTGGATCTTATGAAACATTAAAGTACTTGCATCGCGAAGGATTTGAAACATTTGGTAATCTCTGGGACGAAAGCTATGACAACATTGCTAATGACGAGCAACGGCATACTCAAGTTACACAAGTTGTTGTTGACGCTGTACGTGAGTATTGGCCGCATCAATTTGCAATTGACTCATTGACTGAACAAAAATTGCAACACAATCGCAATAGATTTTTTAACCAACAGTTGGTGCAACAACGATTTGCAAATGAAATCATAAGAGACATTGAAAATTTTGTAAACTCATGAAACGTGTGTACATTTGCGGTGATAGTTTTTGTGTGCCAGATCCAGAATACGGACCTTGCTGGGTAGACCTATTGGGCGTAGAATTTCAGACGGTAAATCAAGCGACAGTCAGTGCTACCAATCTCATGATAGCCATGCAAGTAGATGGTGCCATTGAGGATCAAGCTGACTTTGTGATTGTGCAAGGAACCAGTTGCACTCGCAGCCAAACACGATATCAAGACCAAATAGTTCCTTACAGTTTTCTCACAGCCAGCACAGCAACCACGCCATTTGATCAACGCAAGTTAGAATTGATCAAACACTATTACACAGAATTTTTTGATCTTGATCTTGCCATATACCAAAATCAATGCGTCATTGAAAACACTCTCCAAAAATTAGTTGATAGCAAAATACCTTTTTTGTTTGACCAAGGCGGCTTTGAACATCCAAAGTTTGGCGGTACCAAACAGTATTTTAGCAAGTTTGATCAGTATCGCAGCCAAGTGAATCTCTGGGACCATGGCAATACCGCACTGTACAGACCCTACTATCACATAACTGACACTGCCATACATCAACAAGTGGCTAACTACTATATCAAGGAAATACAATGAAAAAAGTTTTAGTTTGTGGTGCTGGGGGATTTATTGGCACACACCTGGTAAAAAGTTTACGAGCACAAGGTCACTATGTGATTGGTGCTGATCTAAAACATCCAGAATTTGGGCCGCATGAATGCCACGAATTTTATCAGTACGATTTAAGAAACCAACGGCGAGTGACCAGTTTGATCACAAACGAAATAGATGAAATTTATCAACTGGCAGCAGACATGGGAGGCGCAGGATACATTTTTTCTGGGGTCAACGACGCAGAAATTTTGCACAACAGTGCGCTGATCAATCTCAACATTCTACATGAGATGACTTTTAAACGTTGCAAAAAGATTTTCTACAGTTCCAGTGCCTGTATCTATCCTGCGCACAATCAAGTTGATCCTGACAATCCCAACTGTGAAGAGTCCAGTGCTTATCCGGCCAACCCAGACAGTGAATATGGATGGGAAAAACTGTTCAGCGAACATCTTTACTCCAGCTTTGCTCGCAATCATGGATTTGATGTTAGAATAGCTAGACTGCATAATGTGTTTGGTCCTGACAGCGCCTGGCAAGGTGGCAAAGAAAAAGCACCAGCGGCATTGTGTCGCAAAGTTGCTGAAAGTGAAAATGGTATTGTTGAAGTATGGGGACCAGGCACGCAAACTCGCAGTTTTTTATGGATTGAAGAATGCATTGAAGGCATACACCGACTGATGGACAGCAGTCATACTCAACCTGTAAACATTGGCAGTGATCGAATGATATCAATCAACGACCTAGTAAACTTGATAGCCAATGTAGTCAACAAACCAGTTGCAATACAAAACATACCTGGACCACTGGGAGTAATGGGGCGCAACAGTGACAACACCTTGATTGAGTCGGTGCTGGGGTGGAAACCACAAGATCGTTTGGAGCATGGCATAACCCAATTGTATCTATGGATACAACAACAACGCAATAAGTAATTGTATGATTGGAATGAAATCAAATAATCTAGAAACAGTGCTGGTCAAAGCACCGCACAGAGTTGAAACATACACTGAACAAGAACTCACGGAGTTTGCGCTGTGTGCTGATCCCGTCACAGGCCCGCTGTATTTCATGGATAACTTTTTCTTTATCCAGCATCCCACACGCGGCAAGATGTTGTATCATCCTTTTGACTATCAAAAGCGACTGATCCATACCTATCACAACTATAGATATTCAATATCCTTGATGCCTCGACAAACAGGCAAGTCCACATCAGCTGCTGGATACCTGCTGTGGTATGCAATGTTTGTGCCAGATTCCACAATTCTTATTGCCGCACACAAATACACAGGCGCACAAGAGATCATGCAACGCATAAGATATGCTTATGAGTTGTGCCCCAATCACATACGAGCAGGTGCTACCTCTTACAACAAAGGGTCAGTGGAGTTTGAAAACGGATCGCGTATTGTGAGTCAAACCACAACAGAAACAACCGGACGGGGTATGTCAATATCCTTGCTGTACGCTGACGAATTTGCGTTTGTGCGACCCACAATTGCCAAAGAGTTTTGGACTTCAATTTCACCTACCTTGGCCACTGGTGGTAAAGCAATTATCACAAGCACTCCCAACTCAGACGAGGACCAGTTTGCGTTCTTGTGGAAAGGTGCTAATAAGACAGAAGATGAACACGGCAATACCACAGAACTAGGCATCAACGGATTCCGTGCCTTTCGCAGTTTCTGGCGCGAGCACCCTGATCGTGGAGATCAATGGGGTGCAGAACAACTGGCTCAGCTGGGCGAAGAACGTTTTCGCAGAGAAATGGATTGCGAATTTGTTATCAATGACGAAACACTAATAGCACCTATCAAGCTGATGGATCTTGAAGGAACAGAGCCCATGCACAGAACTGGACAGGTACGCTGGTACAAGACTCCCACTAAAGATGGCATGTATGTGGTAGCACTGGATCCCAGCTTGGGCACAGGTGGCGATCCTGCTGCCATACAAGTATTTGATGCTAGAACTACAGATCAGATTGCTGAATGGCGCCACAACAAAACTGACATTCCCACACAAATTAGAATTCTTGCAGATATTATAAAAGAACTGCATGGGGTAGTGAAAGACGAAAAAAGCATTTACTATTCAGTAGAAAACAACACCATTGGTGAAGCGGCCTTGATCAGTATTGCTGAATACGGTGAAGAAAATATTCCAGGATATTTTTTAAGCGACAATTCAGTAACAGGCACAACGGGTCGACGATTCCGCAAGGGCTTTAACACCACAAACAAAAGCAAAATAACAGCCTGCAACAAGTTCAAAATTCTAGTGGAATCTGGGCGTATGAAAATTAACTCAAGGCCCTTGGTTTCAGAACTCAAAACGTTTGTGGCCATGGGCACCAGCTATGCTGCCAAACCCGGCGAAACAGACGATTTGGTCATGGCCAGTTTGCTGGTTGTACGCATGCTGTTAATGCTACAAACTTACCACTCAGACTTGGATTCGCACCTTAAAGACCACGGAGACATGATTGTTGAGCCGTTTCCATTCATATCAATGATGCGCTAAATACACTACTATGGCACAAGAAATCCAAATTGGCAATGATCTGTATGATCTGTTAAACACTCGTAATTTTGATGTGGATATCACTGACGAGCGTGGGCAAGCAGCTGATCCTGCTGACGGCAAAGTTTTTAAGTTTGATTGGGTATCATCTAACGGCAACAACTATGGCACCGCAGTGATTGTGGCCGGCGATGAAAACGAGCTCATGCTGTTTTACGGTGACAATCTTGGCAAGGGCATGGCGCCTGAAGACAAAGATGAGTGGTTTGGATTCATGAAAGAACTCAAAGATTTTAGTACTCGTCACAACTTCAATACTTTTAGCCCAAAGAATATCAATGCTCTCAAACACACAATGACTGGCATGGCTGCCATCAAAGAAGGTTTGTTTGAAGGCTACTATGGCACACGCAAAATCAGCTACATGGGCGAGCAAACTGATGCAAGATTGGTAATCAAACACAACCGCATGATTGGCGAAAACGACAAACGCTATCGCTATGTAGAAAGTTTGTTTATTGAAACTGTGGATGGTGAACGTTTTAAATTGCCATTTGTCAAATTGGTCGGCGGCCGAGCCATGCTGGAACATGTGCGCCAAGGTGGCAGACCCTACGATATCCGTGGACAACACATCACAGAAACTGTTGGTGAGATGGCAGTGCTGTCAAGATTCCGCAGAGCACAGCAAGGCCGCATGTTTGAAGGTGTTACACAGCAACTGGTTGAAAGCGCCAATGTATATTACGAAGCCCTGCAAAGCAATTTAAAACACCTGGCCACTGGTCGCGGGTACACACATTATTTTGAATCTTGGACACCAGCAGACATTGGTGAACAAGAATCACTGGTAGAAGATCTACGCAACATGTTCATTGAACAAACATTGGACACAAGAATTGAACAGGCCTTGCCTACCTTGGCCAAAATACAACAACGAGGAAACGCTATGAAAGAAGCACAAATTTTTGAAAACTGGGTAAACGGTATCATGGAAGGCACATGGGCCTTGCCAGACAATCCAGAAGCACAGGAAAAACTCAATCAACTCATGACCGGAGAGCTGATTGTTGGTCCAGACGCCACCAACGCTACAGAACTACTGTACGATGTCATAGGTGACGATCAATTGTTTGATATCCTTGGCAACTTGGCTGACCGTGATCCTCGTGCCAACATTTGGGATGACTCAGATGTGCAAGCTAGATTGGCTGAACTAGGGATCCAAACACCACAGAGTTCTGAAGCTGAACCTGCTGATGTTGCACAAGACACCGCACCTGAACAAGGTATGGCTGAGGCTGCTAAATGGCGTGACCCTAAATACAAGGATCGCTTGTACACTCAAGAACCAGGTGACAGTGACGAATATGATGATATTGGGTACGGCTACGATTTTCCTGAACGACCAGAAAACGATCCTGGACAAAAACGTAGAATGGGCGGCGTAGGTAGTGCTTATGATCGTACTGATCCGTTAGTGAAGGGAGCTGGCATTGGCCGTTCAGGCATCGAACATAGTATCAACACAGCTGGTAAGAGAAAAGGCCTGCCATCAAGAGATCAAATAACCAGTCTAAAACAGAGTATTAGAGATATTAGCGGCAAACACCCCCGCCCAAATCTTCCTGAGCAAGGCATGGCAGAAGCAATTCCGGCTGCTGGAGTAGATCCCAAAGCAACTCAACAGTATGCTCAACAAATTGTGCAGACATTGCAACAAGCAACCGGTGCAACTGTAAAAGATTTTCCAAATCAAGACGGCACTGTTAGAATAGTAATAAACCCAGATCCTAACGACCGTACATATCCGCCATCACGTGGATATATAGTTCCAACAGGTAATGACGGTGCAACAATGCAAAATATTACCAAAGCAATCAATCCATACTATAATACATTTAGACAAAAAGGTTGGAGATTTGATCAACCTGTAGGCGGTGCATTTACAATTGGTATTCCAACACAACAAGCTGTGGCCGAAAACGCAGAACTGAACACCATGCTGAAATATGCTGGTGTGCCAATGAAAGAAAGTGTGTTGACAGATTCAACTGGTCACACCATGGATCACATCATCAAACGTTTCACCAAAGAAGTTGCAGACTTTAAAGAACGCGGCGATTTGGATGATGATCTCTATCATGCACTGTACGACTATTACTTTGATGACATGCCATATGGCACCAAAAAAGCCAGAGATGGTGATCCGTATGAGTGGGTGTCTGATCGATTTTATGCTGATTTAGGATTAAGCGAAGGTTGGAAGGGCGAACTTGCCGGCGGAACATTAGGCGGTGTTGGCGGAACAGTTGCTGGATCTGCATTAGGAGCTCTTGCAGGCGGACCAATTGGCGCAGCAATAGGTGGCGTGGTAGGTGGTGCCGCAGGCAGTACTGGTGGCGGCATGCTGGGTCGCAAAATGACCAAAGAAGGCTCTTGCAACTCAACCATGGAAGGTGAGTACTGCCCGGAGCATGGTTTAATGGAATGCGGCATGTACGAAATGGGCACAGTAGCCGGTGGCATGGCACCAGTAATTGGTGAAGCACCACAGGACGCAATCAACTACAATGGCGCGGTTACAGGCAGCTATTACGAGTCTGACGAATTGGCAAGAATAAAATCACTGGCTTTGCTCAAATGATATAAATACACTTGACACCAAGGCAAATAGCGCATATACTACATGGTGTATGCGCTTTTTTGTTTGTGCGTCACAGGCAACAAAGATCTAATTTTAGATAGGCAACACATAGGCAACTTTTTAAGGAGAAATAAACTATGGCATCTTTAGCAGAAATCCGAGCAAGACTACAGGCAGCTGACACAAAAGGCAACTCAAACCAAGGTGGAGGCGATCGAGCAATTTATCCACACTGGAACATGGAAGAAGGTCAATCGGCCACACTACGCTTCCTACCTGACGGTAACACAAAAAACACATTTTTCTGGGTCGAACGAGCAATGATCCGATTGCCATTCAACGGCGTCAAAGGAGAGATGGAATCAAAACAAGTATTCGTACAAGTACCCTGCGTGGAAATGTGGGGAGACGCCTGCCCGGTACTGGCAGAAGTTCGTACTTGGTTCAAGGACAAGAGCCTTGAAGATATGGGTCGCAAGTACTGGAAGAAGCGTTCATACTTGTTCCAAGGTTTTGTGCGTGAGAATCCCATTGCTGATGACAAGACTCCGGACAATCCCATCCGCAAGTTCATCATTGGGCCTCAGTTGTTTACTCTAATCAAGGGTGCATTGATGGATCCTGAACTGGAAGAATTGCCAACTGACTTGATGCGTGGATTGGACTTCCGTATCACCAAGACACAAAAGGGTGGTTTTGCTGACTACAACAGTTCCAAGTGGGCTCGTAAAGAGTCGGCACTCACAGAAGCTGAACAGGCTGCAATTGAAACTCACGGCTTGTATGACTTGAGCACATTCCTGCCCAAGCGTCCCGGCGACGTTGAGCTAAAGGTCATCAAAGAGATGTTTGAAGCATCAGTAGATGGACAGCCATACGACACTGAGCGTTGGGGTCAATACTTCCGCCCTGCTGGCGTGGCAGCACCTGGTGGTGCCGCTGCCGGTGATGCAGAAGATACTCCGGCACCTGCTGCCAAACCAGCACTGAAGGTTGCCGCTCCGGCAGCACCTGCGGCTGAGGATGCGTTCGATGAAGAACCAGCACCAGCTGCTGCGCCAGTCACAGCAGCCAAGCCAAGCGGTAATGCTCAAGACATCTTGGCCATGATCCGCGCTCGTCAAAACAAGCAGTAATCTCTGCACTAACACAAGAGGGCAACCTCTTGTGTTCTTCTATTTTTATAACAGGTGATACATGGGAAAACCATTTGACGTAAGTAAGTTTCGTAAGGAAATTACCAAATCAATCGACGGCCTATCGATTGGTTTTAATGATCCAACAGACTGGATCTCAACAGGCAACTATGCACTGAACTACCTGATTTCAGGAGACTTTAACCGTGGCATTCCACTGGGCAAGGTAACTGTGTTTGCTGGAGATTCTGGCGCAGGTAAGAGTTATATCTGCTCGGGCAACATTGTGAAGAACGCACAAGAGCAAGGTATCTTTGTGGTGTTGATTGACAGTGAAAACGCACTGGATGAAGATTGGCTCAAGGCACTTGGTGTTGACACAAGTGACAGCAAATTGCTCAAACTAAGCATGGCCATGATTGATGACGTGGCCAAAACTATCTCCACATTCATGAGCGACTACAAGGCTCTGCCAGATGGCGAGCGGCCCAAGGTCATGTTTGTAATTGACTCACTGGGTATGTTGTTGACACCCACTGATGTGAATCAGTTTGATGCAGGCGAAATGAAGGGTGATCTAGGACGTAAACCCAAAGCTCTCACCGCCTTGGTGCGTAACTGTGTGAACATGTTTGGTTCATACAATGTGGGTTTG